CAGCACCCAAGTTGGGCCGAAGTTCATTGAAGACATGAAAATAAAATATGGGGAGGATAGCAATATCTTCCGTGTGCGTGTCCTTGGTGAGTGGCCTGAGGCAGATGACGATGTGGTCATTCCGCTCCACCTTTTGCAGTCCGCTGCCGAGCGCGACCAAGTGGCGGCAGAAACTACACCCGTTGTCTGGGGGCTTGATGTGGCGCGTTTTGGCACAGATAAATCTGCCCTTTGCAAGAGAAAGGGTAATGTGGTAACTGAGCCTATCAAATCGTGGCGAAACAAAGATTTGATGGAAATGTGTGGGATTATCCTAAATGAATATGAAACAACTACTTGGTCGGATAGGCCAGTCGAAATATTGGTCGATAGCATCGGCTTGGGTGCTGGTGTCGTTGACCGTCTCACCGAGCTGGATTTACCTGTACGCGGTATTAACGTAGCAGAGTCTGCGTCTATGGGGGAGCGTTACGGCCGCTTGCGCGATGAACTTTGGTTCCTCGGCAAAGAATGGTTTGAGATGCGCGACTGCACAATACCCAATCAAGAAGACCTCATTGAAGACCTATCTAAGCCTAGATTTTCATTCCTATCTAATGGTAAGCTGAAGGTAGAAGGAAAAGATGAGATGAAACGGCGCGGGTTGAACAGTCCTGACCTTGCAGATGCCTTTTGCCTTACCTTTGCTTCTCGTGCTAGTATTGCGACAAGCGGTAGCAAGCATCGTTGGAACACAAAGTTAAATTATGGGTCGCAAAAATGGATAGTCTAACAACGCTCGACGGAGAGCCAATCGAAGACACAGCATTTGAAATGATAGCGCTCGTGCTTTTTCAGCTTGCCGAGCGTGGACAGCAATGGGATGAATTAATCGACACCTGCTTGCTTGCCTCTGCCTTCTGCGCCCAAGAAGCTGAGATGCACCCAGACGACTATATGGTGCGTGTGCGTTCTATCAGGGTCACTGAAGATGGAATTTACGGGGACGCATAGTGGCGAAAAAGACAGAAAATGTTGTCGTTAGAAACACTCGCGTAAAACGCCGCCACAAAAAACGCGGCTTGCATATACGCAAGAAACTTGGCCCAAAGCATCACATGAGGATTCGATAATGGCTATTGAATATCGCGGCGAGCGGTTTGCTGGCTACAACAAACCCAAACGCACCCCAAAGCACCCCACAAAGAGCCATGCGGTTCTTGCAAAAGAAGGTGACAAGATTCGCCTTATTCGCTTCGGTCAGCAGGGCGTAAAGGGCGCTGGGAAAAATCCTAAGACAGCTAAAGACAAAGCACGAAAAAAATCGTATTATGCCAGACACAACGCGCAGGGTAAGCCGACAAGTAAGTTGTCAGCAAAATACTGGTCGCATAAAGTTAAGTGGTAGGAGAAAGAAATGCCTGACGTAGACGGAAAAAAATATCCATACACACCCGCTGGGAAAGCAGCGGCGAAAGCAGCAAAGAATTTTACGCCTTGTGCAACTTGCGCCAATCCAATGGTATGCAAGAAAATGGGTCGGTGCGCTAAGGGAATGAAAGCATGAACTGCCCTCACTGCGCCTATCCAATCCACACTAATGTAACGGGTGTCTGCAAAAGCTGTCGCAAACCTTTAGCTGTTAAGGTTGAGGAAAAAGCGAAGCCGAAGAAAGCACCCGCTCTTAAAAAAGAGACAAAGAAAACCAAAGTTAAGAAAGCGCCAGCAAAGCCTACCGTTGTAGAGCTAGGCGATGACGCAACAGACTAAGGCAAAATTATGGCAAAAATGAATGACGTTGAGTTTCAGGGAATTGTTCGTAACGAAATTGAACAAGCGCTAGGCCACTACGATACGGAGTATTCCCAAGACCGTATCGACGCGATGGACTACTATTTGGGAGAGCCTTTTGGCAACGAGCAGCCAGACCGTTCTCAGGTAGTTAGCACTGAGGTTTCAGATACTATTGAGCATATTATGCCCTCTCTAATGCGTATCTTTACGCAGTCAGAGGAGTATGTTCGTTTTTCACCCCATGGGCCAGAGGACGTTGGACTTGCTGAACAGGCTAGTGATTACTGCAACTGGGTTATTAATAATGATAATCGTGGCTTTGAAATCATGCACAACTGGTTCAAGGATGCGCTCATCCTAAAAACTGGTGTCGTTAAGTTTTATTGGGACGAAAAAACAGATATTGAGACGGAAGAATATGCCGACCTCAATGACGAAGAGCTTACCATTATTTTGTCCGACCCAGAAGTTGAGGTTGTCGAGCAAGACGAAAGAATTATTGGCGAAGATATTATCACCCCTGATGGGATGATTATTCCTGCACCAGTATTGTATGACATCAAAGTTAAGCGCACAAAAACCAGCGGAAAGGTTTGCGTTGAGAACGTACCGCCAGAAGAGTTTCTTATCACAAGTCGCGCCAAGTCTCTCGAGGATGCAGACTTTGTAGCGCAGCGCTCATCTATGCCGATGAGCGACCTTATTCAGATGGGCTATAGCCGCGATGAGATTGAGCCGTATGTAGGCGTATCCGATGTGGAAACATCTGAGGAGCGTACTAGCAGGTTTGAAGACCTAGAGGGCGGTGCCCCTTACGACAGTCTCGACCCGACTATGCGTGAGGTTCTTGTTACTGAGTGCTATATTCGCTCAGACTATGATGGTGACGGTGTTGCTGAGTTCCGCCGTGTTCTCACTCTAGGCAATGGTTATCACGTTCTAGAAAACGAAGAGTGCGACCAAGTTCCGTTTGCTATTCTGTCTCCAATCCTAATGCCGCATCGTGCCATTGGCCGCTCTGTTGCGGAGCTTGTGATGGATGTTCAGCTTATCAAGTCTACACTGATGCGTCAGCTTTTGGACAATATCTACAATACAAACAATGCTCGCGTTGTTGCCATTGAGGGAATGGTAAACCTTGATGACCTTTTGACGAACAGGCCAGGGGGCGTTGTACGCGCTCGTCAAGCTGGTGCCGTTCAGCCTTTACAGGTTCCAGAGGTTTCTTCGTCTGTGTTCCCAGCTCTAAACTATATGGATAGTGTGCGCGAGCAGCGTACTGGAATTAGCAAACAGTCTATGGGACTTGACGCAGATGCGTTGCAGTCAACAACTGCCACCGCTGTAGCTGCTATGCAAGCTGCCTCACAGGGCAAGATTGAAATGATTGCTCGCGTCTTTGCCGAAACAGGTGTCCGTGCGTTGTTCCGTGGCATCCTGCACTTGGTAACTAAATATCAAAACAAAGAAAAAATCATTCGCTTGCGTAATGAGTTTGTTGTTATGGACCCGCGACAGTGGGACAATATGTATGACGTACAAATTAACGTAGGTCTTGGCACGGGTCAGCGTGAGCAACAGCTTGCGACATTGTTCCAGATTGCTGCAAAGCAAGAGGGCATTATGGGAACAATGGGGCCAAACAATCCGATTGTTACCCCTGTCCAATATCATAACACCCTTGCCAAAATTGCAGAGCTTTCTGGGTTCAAGGATTCAACTGAGTTCTTCCAAGACCCTCGTAACGCACCGCCAATGCCTCCACCCCAACAGGGGCCAAATCCTGAGATGCAAATGGAGATGGCTAAGGCAGAGCAAGAGCTTGCGCTTAAACGTGAGAAGATGCAGCTTGAAATGCAGTTTGAGAGAGAGAAAATGGCGGCTGACCTTGAGCTACGCCGACAAGAGCTTGAGTTCGAGCGACAGTTACGCATGGAGAAGCTACGCTCAGATATTGAGACATCAGTAAACTTGCCGAGGGTTTAGCATGGTTTTGCCTCCACAAATTACACCAGAGCAGCTTCAGGAGATGCTAAACATTGCCGCTCCGTCATCTGATGTACCCTCTCCGCTGGCGGCAAATTTTCAGACCGCTGGTTCAGACATTGGTTATATTGCTGGTCAGCGTCAAACTCCGTACTCTCCAGAAGAGCTTCCAGAGTGGATGGCTAACTTCCAGCAAATTAGTCCAACTTTATTTGCTCCTAGTCAGGGAGTATTCCAAGAGGCTCCTATAGTTCCGTCTATCCAATCGACAATGCCTCAAAACTATGCCGATGAGTATGCTGACTTAGAAAGACTGTTTCAGGAAAGTATCGCAGTAGACCCAACTCAGTTTGGCGATATTTATCGTAGCGGCACCATGTTGCCCAGACAGAGTATTGAAGGAATTTCTGGAAGCCAGTCAGACCCAGTAAGCACCTTGCCAGCCGCTATTTTGCTGGGCGGTATGCTTGCGGACACAGAAGGTAAGTTTGAAGAATTCTACGACCCAGCAGAAGAGTTTGTGCAACAAAAGGTTCTAGACCCCGTAGAAGAGTTTGTGCAACAGAAAGTGTTAGACCCAGTAGAGGACACCTTCAAGATTGTTGCAGACCCTACGGAAGAGTTCGTACAGCAAAAGATTCTGGACCCAGTAGAAGACACGTTTAAGATTGTCGCAGACCCTGTTGAGGAGTTTGCACAGCAAAAGGTTCTAGACCCAGTAGAGGACACCTTCAAGTTCGTTACAGACCCAGTTGAGGAAACTGTTCAACAGTATTTGCTTGACCCTGTTGAAGAGGTTACACAGCAATATTTGCTTGACCCAATCGAGGATATTGCAAAAATTCCTCTGAAGGCTATTGAAAGCATATTGCCAGAGGTGAAAGATTCAACAGAAGAAAATTTCTTTGAAAAATATGTAGAAGACCCATTTCAAGATTATATTGGTGAGCCGTTTGAAAAGGCTATTATAGAGCCTATTGAACAAAATATAATTGAGCCAATTAAGGAATCTTTTGTAGACCCACTTGCGGACAAACTAACTGACATTGTTGAGTCGGGGGAAAATCTTCTGGGTGGCATAGCTGGCGGAACTGAGTTGTTATTTGACGCAACTGGAGATATTGCAAATATGATTGCAAATCCATCTGCTATAAACTCAGACAAAGCCGTTGAAAGTGTCAATGCTATTGGCAGTGCGCTGGGGTCTGAGGGGGATATTGTTCCGCTGCCGATTGAGGATGCGCTACATGATATGGGTTCCGTTGCTGCTTTGGCGAAGGCGTTGGAAGACCCAACTTCCGCAAATTTAGCGCAAGCCTATGCTGCTGCTGACGACCTAGCACTTACATACACAGACATGAATAGTCTGCCAGCGGCCAATATGGTCGGGCAGATAGGTACGGCGCTGGCTGGCCTAGAGGCTCTTGACGGTGGAATTGATAGTGTTGGTGAGGCCGCTGCCGTAGCGTCTGCGACTAAGGCTGCTGCGGCAATTGTTGAGCAGGTTGCAACAGATGCTGCAACAAAGGCTGCTGCTTCAAGTGTGAGTGCCGCCGCTGGTGCGGCAAGTTCGTTTTTAGGGCCGATTGCTACAGCAATAGCTATCGAGGACATTCTCGCAGAAGACCTTAGCGTCAAAGACATACTTCAGGGTCTGCCCCTTGGACTTGGAAGAGTATTTGGCGGTGGTGGCTCATCCTTTGGGGAGGCAAATCTAGCTCGGGATGAAAGCGGAAGTTACATTATCGGCAGCGAAAAAAGCAAAAACAAAGCGTTTGAATATATTCTCCCAGAAACCAATGCTGCTGGCTACATTCTAAAAACCCTTGAAGACCAATATAACTATGAGTTCGACCCCGATGCTTGGGAGAAAGTTGACAAGCAGATTACATTCGACACAAAGGGTGGGAAAGATAAGACGCCGTTTGGAACAACGTCTCAAGACATTGTTGTCGATGCACTTCAAAAAGGAGCGCTCAAACCAACGGCTGATAGCCCAACAGATATTGACTGGTCTTCTCTCTTTGCTGATGCTCGCCAAAATACTGGTCAATCCGAAGAAGGCACAAAATTATATCATCCAAGCGAAGCCAAAAGGACAGAAGAATATAGGCCACTAGCCTATCTTCAAAATATACTCCCTAGTGGCGGACTACTTTACTCATAAAATATTTTATTGATAAAACCATATTGTGTGATATTTTAGCAACAGTAGAGGAGACTGCTAATGGATGAGGGAAAAAGAAGGGAAGAACAAAGCAGGGGTGAACGCGCCAAGGCACTAATGCGCGACCCATTGCTTGTAGAGGCATTTGGAAAGCTAGAAAATAGCTATCTAGATGCGGTAAAGGATTCCTCGTCATCTCAGGATGCACGAGAAACGCTCTTTCAAATGTACCAAGCACTAATGGTGGTGCGCGGCCATTTGACGGAAGTCATCGAGACTGGTGACTTAGCGAAGCTGGAGTTGAACTCCAAGCAATTATATAGAGGAGATAAGAGATGAGTGACGAACCTAGTACCCTGTTAGGAGCTGGAGAATCGCTAAACAAAGGTCAAGCTGTTGACCTACTCTTGAATACCAATGCCCCCGAAGAGGCAAGCGGCGATATTCAGGAGCCTGTAGCTGAGACAGAAGAAGTCGGGCAAGAAGAGATTCTTGAATCGGACGAGCAAGTCGAAGCAACATCTGAAGAGGAATCTGAAGAAGAGGACGCTGTTGAGCTATCCGAATCCGAAGAGGAATTTGATGGTGAAGAGTATGATGTTGACCCCGAAGACGTAGAGTACGTTGACGAGGAGCTTTATACTGTAAAGGTTGATGGTGAGGAAGTGCAAGTAACCTCTGAGGAGCTTGTCAAATCATATCAGCTAGAGCAAGCCGCGCAAAAACGGATGCAAGAAGCCGCAGAGATTCGCAAGACTTCTGAGGCAGAATCCGTAGCTTTAGCGCAGCAACGTGAAAAGTATGGGCGAGCTTTAGAGGCTATTGAAGCCCAGCTTAACTCAGTGCCAGAGCAACCCAAAGAATATTGGGACAAGCTCTATCAGGAAGACCCTCTCGAATGGGCCAAGCAACGGGATGCTTTCCGTGACCGCAAAGAAAATGTGGCAAAGGTACAAGCAGAACGCGCAAGGGTAGAGTGAGAGAACCAAGAGCAAATGGTGCAA